CAGACCCTGACCGGAGACAAGACGGACGGATATCCGGGCCTTGAAGGCGTTGGCCCCGTGACTGCTGCCAAGATCCTGAAGAACGGGACTTGGGAGGAAGTGCAGAAGGCTTACATCACAGCCGGATTCAACGAGGAATATGCTCTGACTCAGGCCCGATGCGCTCGGATCCTGCGTCATGGCGAGTACGATTGGGACACCAAGGAGGTCAAACTGTGGACACCATGAATCGAAGCCGTCTGCTTGCAATGCACAAGGAACTGTGTGACGAGGCCCGTGGCCTGTCTGAGCGGAAGAACCACGACTACAGCGGAGGCAAGGACGATACGCATCCCTTCCTCAACTTCACCCGCTGCGAGGCCATGGGGATCTGCAAGACTGAGGCCGGAATCCTCGTTCGACTGACCGACAAGATGTCGCGGCTCTCCACCTTCATCACGACCGGGGAGTTCAAGGTCAAGGACGAAGCCCTGCGAGACACGATCCTCGACATCATCAACTACTCCATCATCCTCTACGCCTACACCCAGAGTCAGAAAAACAATGAATAACATTGCTTCTAAGGAAGGTTTTCTTTTGCCGCCTCCCCGGCTTAGTGCCGAACTGGTGGCCTTCCTTGACCAGCAATTCCCAGAGAAGTCTCCGGACCCCAGTCAGGGGCTGCCGGAGATTTTCTTTCAGTCTGGTCAGCGATCCGTGGTCCGTTACCTGAATCGTCTTCTTGAGGAGCAAGAACAATAATGTGTACCCGAGGCCCTTCAGCCCCGCCCCCGCCGCCTGAGGTCAAGTTGCCTGAGGCTCCGCAGATGCCCAATGTGGTGGCTCCTACGACTCTTCAGGCCGCTCCGGCTGCCCCGAAGATGTCCGATGCCACCATCAAGCGCAAGGGCAAGCGTGGCATGGTGATCCAGATGGGTTCTACCCCCGGCACCAACATCCCCGGAGTCTAAGCAATGGCAGAAATGGGCAAGGCCCTCTACCTCAATCTGGAAACCCAACGGTTCTCCTACCTCGAACGGGCCCGTGACTGCGCTCGTCTGACCCTGCCCCACATCTTCACGGATGAAGGCAACCAGACCGCGACCAAGTTCACGGCTCCGTGGCAGTCGGTGGGAGCCCGTGGGGTCAACAACCTTGCCTCTGCCCTGCTGCTGTCGCTCCTCCCTCCCAACGCCCCCTTCTTCCGGTTCATCATCGACCCGAAGGCCGCCAAGAATCTGGAGAGCCTGTCTCCCCGAGCCAAGGCCGAGGCCGAGCAGAGCCTGTCGGAGATGGAGCGGACGGTGATGAAGGAGATCGAATCCCAGAACATCCGGGTCGGTCTCTTTGAAGCCCTGAAGCACCTGATCGTCGCCGGGAATGTCCTGATCTACCTCCCCGATGACGGCCCAATGCGGGTCATCCGTCTTGATCGATATGTGATCAAGCGGGACCCCATGGGCAATGTGCGGAAGATCGTGGTCAAGGAGACCGTGGCTCCCGCCATGCTGCCTCCTGAGGCGGCCGCAATCGCCAAGACTTGCATGTGTGCTCACGAAAGCACGGTGGACATCTACACCTGTTGCTACACCCTGCCGGATGGGAAGGTCGAGGTTCACCAGAAGATCGGTGACACCATCCTGCCCGACTCGGTGTCGATCTACCCCGCCGAGCGAAACCCGTTCTTCGCCCTTCGCATGAACCGGGTGGACGGCGAGGACTACGGTCGGTCGTATGTCGAGCAGTACTACGGCGATCTGGTGGCCCTCGACAGCCTCTCCAAGAGCATCGTTGAGGCCGCCGCTGCCATGGCCAAGGTGCTGTTCCTCGTCAACCCCGTGGGCACCACCCGAGCCAAGAAGTTGGCTCAGAGCCAGAACGGGGCCATCATCGAAGGCAATGCCGCCGATGTCACCGTGCTTCAGGTGCAGAAGGCCGCAGACCTGAGCGTTGCCTTGCAGACGATGAACAGCATCAACGAGCGGATGTCCTACGCCTTCCTGCTCACCGAGGCTTCCATCCGCAACGCCGAGCGTGTCACCGCCGAGGAGATCCGGCTGGTCACCCAGAGCATCGAACGGCAACTTGGCGGCATCTACAGCCTCCTGTCTCAGGAGTTCCAGTTGCCGCTGGTCAACCGCATCATCGACCGCCTGACCAAGGCCAAGAAGATGCCGAAGATCAACAAGAACTTCATTACCCCCACCATCGTCACCGGAATCGATGCACTTGGGCGTGGCAATGACCTGAACCGACTGGACATTTATCTTCAGGGAATTGCCCAGATTCTGGGTCCCGGCGGTCTTCAGCAGTACATTGATTTCCGGGAATACATGAACCGCCGTGCAGCAGCCCTAGGCATCGACACGGCTGGCCTTGTGAAGACCGAGGAGCAGATTCAGGCCGAGCAGCAAGCCGCCATGCAGCAGCAGATGCTCCAGCAGATGACTCCTCAGGCTGCACAGACCATGGGCAACATCGTTGAAGCACAGCAGACACAGCAATGAGCAATCACCAGCAAGTCACCATCGTCCGAGATACCGCAGAGTCGAACAACGAGACTGACGCTCTGGCTCAGGCCATGAACGAACAGGCTCCAGTCATTGCTGCACCGGAGGTTCCGCAGGAGAATCGTCCGGGCTGGCTCCCCGAGAAGTTCCAGAACCCGGAGGACATGGCCAAGGCTTACTCCGAACTGGAGAAGAAGATCGGGACCAAGACCGGGATCACCCCGGATGCGTTCCAGAAGTACAGCGAGGAGTTCCTCGCCAACGGCGACCTGAGCGACGAGTCCGTGAAGGCCGTCAGCAGCCTCGGCATTCCCGAGGAGATCGTCCGTGCCTATGTCGAGGGGCAGAAGGCGGTCATGGATGCCAACATCAACAGCATCTACGGCATGGCCGGAGGGGAGCCCCAGTACCAGTCGATGCTGGAGTGGGCCGCTGATGCGCTTCCGGAGGCCGAGGTCGATGCCTTCAACGACATCATCGGCTCGGGCAACATGAACACCATCCGCATGGCGGTTCAGGGTCTCAAGGCTCGGTTTGAGCAGTCGAACGGGGTCAAGGGTCGGCTCATTCAGGGCGAGACCTCCGGTTCCAGCGGCAGCAGCGCATTCCGCAGCATCGCTGAGATCGTGTCGGCCATGAAGGATCCCCGGTATGCCAAGGACCCCGCATATCGTCAGGATGTCGAGCAGCGGGTCGCTCTTTCCAACGCACTCGGAGTCAATCGATGAAGACCAACATGAAGACCACCGTCCTCGGCATCGCCACCATTCTCACCGCAGTCTCCTCGGCAGCCATTGCCCTGCTTGACGGCGATCCCGCCACCTCCTTCGACATCGGGGCGGTCATTGCGGCCATCACGGCTGGCATCGGCCTGATCATGGCCAAGGATGCCGAGAAGAAGGCGTGATGTGGGGCTGGGTCAAGGAACTGGTCACGGCAATCCTTGAATTCCTTGAACGATTAGTATCTAAGGAAACTTATGCACAAGGTGCTGACCCGAATGCTGGCGGTGTGCGCTCTCGGTTTCATCGCCGGGTGCGGGACCACCGTGATCATCGTTCCACCGGGGACTCCGGTCCAACTGGCTGAGCCAGTCAAGGCCCATGTCTTCGTGGTCCAGAAGGACGGTACCCGTGTCAAGTCTGCCAACAAGGTCGAAATTCCGGCTGGTTGGTGGGCTGCGGATGTGCCAGAAGACCCCCCGGCTGCGCCGTGAGGCATCGACCCTCACTTGATTCGCGTAGGCCATCGGAGCCCTCCAGAGAAATCTGGCGGGTTCCTTTCTTTCCCCAGTTAACAGATGGACTGGGGAGATGCTAGAAGCGGAGGCCCCTTGCGAGGGACAACCGAGGCAGAAAGCATTCAAGCATCTACAACCGTAACTTTCACTTAGGAAACAACAACAATGGGTGACTATGTCAACCCGTCGCGTCTTGGTCAGGCGAATCTGGCCGGAGATGCTGACGCTCTTTTCTTGAAGGTCTTTAGTGGTGAGATCATCACGACCTTTGAGAAGTACAACGTGATGATGCCCCTCCACCGTGTTCGCACGATCCAGAGCGGCAAGTCTGCTACCTTCCCGGTGACTGGCGTGGCTGGTGCCCAGTACCACACCCCCGGTGAGTCGGTTCTCTCTGAGACCGCCAACTCGACCCTCTACGGTTCGGCTTCTTCGGGCGGCACGGTCAATCAGGCTTTCACGGCCCAGACCGGAACCACCTCGAAGTACCTGAACCGCTTCAAGCACAACGAGAAGATCATCTTCATCGATG